CGGGATTACTAAAGCCAAACCATCTAGCTATATCCCCTAATTTACTAGTAACATAAGACGTAGCAGTCGCATACGGACCAATAATAGGAATAGAGCTAAGGGCACCCGCAGCTCGACTAATCGCGGATGCAACGCTAGAAATTGGCTTATCGGGGTCATACTCATCTGATTGCTGCTGAATAGAAGGACCACAAATATCCCAATCCTCTAAACGCGCGAAAACTTCAATAGTGATAGGGTTGGCGCTAGCAGTAGTGGCAGTGGCAAGTGGTAATAGTGGTCTAATGTCCAATTTACCCATACAACGCAAAGCACTCGAATCGACACTTAATGGTTTAACCAATGGAATATACTCATTGTAATGAATAAAAGGCAAAATCATTTCAGCTTTGGTAGTTTCCTGGGGATATATCATTATATTCTGACGTAACGACATCAAAGATTTAGCATCGATGGTATTGTTAAGGTAGGAATAATTATCAATAGCCCCACCAGATTGATCCCTGACTTCACAACCATATTGCGATTCTACTGTATAATTTGCACTCACAAGTGGTTTATAAGCCGCCATGATTGCACCATATTTGAAGGGGTTCGCGTTTATGAGAAAAGTAAGATGTAGATTTCCACGAACTTTGGAAAAATTATTTACTTTACTACGTATAACTGCATTTTGGAAATATAAATCCCAAGGATAATACAATTGGGTAGTTTCCGCACCCTCCAGTAATGTATAGTTTATAATTTTAATATCGCGGGAAAAAATCTGCGCGATATCACCAATGGAATCACCAGTGCGATTCACATTTGGATTTGTCTGAGGGTATTCACGCTCCTCAGTCGTGCTTGTATCATTCATAAAATTTGAAGCAGGCGGTTGAACCATGAGGGGAACCCACCCACTCTCATAGCTTTGACGTGTGAAGTCAATACCGTTTCCGGTTTGATAGAATGCTGCGGGTACTCTCACGGTTTCACACTCCGCTAAGTAACTCCCCCCAGATTCTAGAATTTTTGGGAAAAACTTTCCCAGAGTTTGGTAATAATTGTCAAATTGCATCGCAAAGAGATTAAACTCTTGGCAGCAAATTAATATTTTCCCAAGTAAATTATCAAATTCCACTTTCCCATGCAAACAAATCTCATTTAAGGCTGCAGAAAAACTCTCCTTCATAGCAATCTCATCTGAATTGCCACTCTTAGACCCAATCAGCATCTTATGAATGGAATTTATTTCCAACGGTGCGGTGTACATTCGTCTACCATACACATTTGTCAAGAGATCGCATGGTAAAATCGATCTCTTCAAAAAAGTCACTTGTTCACGAGGCGTGTATATCACTTCACGCTCATCTTTCTGCGCATTGGTGTAAACAATACCAATTTTACCTAATTCATCTTTCATTATCTTATGATTAAAATTGACACCGTCCCTGACGGATATCCAATTATCATCGCCGTAGGTAACGCACCGCAGATCTCTATTAAAATTATCAAGTCCACCATTGACGGAAAAGTAACAGTACCTGATGTAGATTGAGTTGACAATACAATTAAAATGAACAGTCAGTGGATGTCCCGATGGATTCATACAACTAAAAAAAGTTATAGTCCCATCATATTCTACAAGGGAATCATAGATATCCTCCAAAATTAAATTCATTATGGATAGCTGAATAGAATTGTACTTGCCACTTAATGAACAGAAACGCATAATGACATGTGCCGCCAATCGGCAGCAAAATTGATGCATTCCCTTATCGTAAGCTTTATAATCCCCATCGACATCGTAAATAAAACCTTTCGACCACATATGATCTATCAATTCAGTCCAATCTGGTCCTTGCGCAGCAATAGAAACAGCGCTCTCAAACTGCAATCGAAATTTTTGCATACATCGGACGAAGGATAAGAAAAATTTTCGTATAAGAATTGTAAAATCCACGGGCGAGCCAACAAAGACACGAAGTTGTTCTTTAGTGTACTTCTTTGGACTTACGAATTCGTCCTTTAAATGCGAACAAAATATAGGATGAAAGCGATCACCAGTGGCATAGTGATCCTCTAGTAATTTCACCCTTTCCTGCATCCATACAGGATGTTCATCTTTCGAAAATCCTAATGATATTTTAGAGCGATACCACGGAAAACCCGCACTAGTATTGTAATTGATATGGTCGATATAATCCATATCATCAACACCATGAACAACTTCATTAAAATCAAGAACACCTAAATAATCTTTCCAGTTAGCTGGTAATCTATCCAGTACACTTTTAAAATAATGATCAGCACATATGGCAAAATGCGCTTGAGGTATAAATTCTGGCACAAGATTAATTTCTTGTATACCTATCGCATAACTACTACGATAAAAAGCCTTCAGATTTGGTATAAGCTTATCGGTAGAAATCCCGTGCTTGTACCAGAAATCCTTAGTCGGTAACCACCTCATCTCAGAAGTATGTTGTTGATTATAGAGGGTAACTGAGCACACAGGCATACCATTTTGTGGCTCAAGCCAAGTAGTTGGATTCTTAACATTGGGCACTTTGATCATGTCCTTGGAAATCTTACCTTGGACATGCAACTGTTGAGCAATATTATCCACTAAATCTTCAGTCTCAGGAAAGACTTGTACCCGCCTTTCGTGTAGTGGGGGGGGATAAAAAGATGGCATCTTCCCAATTGCTTCGTCCAACCACTCACGGAAAATGGGA